TTTTTAGACAATTTAGCTAATAATCAGCATCAAAAAATGCTTCGTGAGATTGCAAATGACAACCAAACACCCAAAAAACGCGATTCTCTTGAAGAAACTGACCTTTTTATAGCTGATGAAGTCATTTCAGAGACTGAACCAATGACACTCAATGAGTTTTGATCTGATACCTTAATAAATAAGATATAATCGCAGCATTCTTGTGCCTTTAGAAAGGGTAAGTCAGGGTTTTAAGGATATTAGTATGACTTTTCAGAGCAACCCTCTGACAAGTGATCTTATTGCACTTAAAAATGAAAATGCAATTGCTCGTTCTATAAGAAATATTGTATTTACAATCCCTGGCGAGAAATTTTTTAATGAATCGTTTGGATCTAACATCAATAGATCACTTTTCGATAATATTGATGAATTATCAGCACTAGTCATCAAAGATCAGATTACTGAATCAATTGAAAACTTTGAACCAAGGGTTGATGCAGTTAAGGTTGTAACTTCTCCTGATTTTGACAATAATAGTTTTGATGTTGTTCTAACATATGAAATTATTGGAGCTGATATACCACCACAAGAATTACAATTTGTTTTGCAACAAACTAGGTAAAAATGCCACTAGCTAATTTCACAAACCTAGACTTTGGTCAGGTTAAAACAACACTTAGAGAATATCTAAAGGAAAACTCCAATTTCACTGACTATGATTTTGAAGGGTCCAACCTTTCAACAATCCTTGATGTTTTGGCATACAACACCTACATCACTTCATACAATGCGAACATGGTCGCAAACGAAGTGTTTATTGATAGTGCGACATTAAGAGAAAATGTCGTATCTTTAGCAAGAAATATTGGATATCTTCCCAGATCAAGAAAAGCATCAGCATCAACTGCTAGTTTCTTCGTTGATACATCAAATATAACACCTGCACCTAGCACAATCACTCTTAAGAAAGGTATTGTAGCTACGAGTCAAGGTTCTTTTGGTAGACAATCATATACTTTTTGTATATTAGAGGATATAACAGTCCCTGTTGTTGATTCTATCGCATCATTTAATGATATTTTCATATATGAAGGAAGTTTATTAACTTCAAACTTTACAAATAGTGCAAGAACTCCAAATCAAAAGTTTATTTTACAAAATCCAGGAATTGATACTGATTTAATATCAGTTACTGTGAGACCAAATGAGCAATCAACTAAAAGTGTAAAATATAGTCGTCAAGATAGTCTTTTTGACATCAAATCTGATTCTAAAGTATATTACCTTCAAGAAGTTGAAGATGAAAGGTATCAAGTTATTTTTGGCGATGGTATTTTTGGAAATAAACTTGATGATAATAATTTTATTACTGTAAATTATATTACATCTAATGGTGATGCTGCAAATGGAGTAAATCAGTTTACTTTTGCAGGAAGATTAGTTTATACAAGGAATTCTCAAGAATACACAGTAACTACTGGCATTTCACTTTTAACTACAGGAATATCTGCATCTGGAGGAGAATCTATTGAAGGTGTAGAGTCGATTAAGAAGTTTGCACCAAGAATCTATGCATCTCAGAACAGAGCATTAACTGCAAACGATTATGAAACAATTATTCCTGCAAAATTTATCCAGAAACTGAATCAATCTCTGTTTTTGGTGGTGAAGAATTAGTTCCACCACAATATGGTAAAGTATTCATTAGTATTAAACCAAGATTTGGTGATTTTATTCCAAATTTGATCAAAGAGAATATTAAAACAAAATTGAAGAAATATTCTGTTGCTGGTATTGTACCAGAGATTTTAGATTTAAAATATTTGTATCTAGAAGTAAATACAAAAATTTACTATAACACCAATTTTGCACCATCATCTGCGTATGTTTCTACTATTGTTCAGAACAATACGACAAGATATTCTGAATCAACTGAGTTAAACAAATATGGTGCAAGGTTTAAGTATAGCAAATTCTTAAAAATGGTTGATGATAGTCACGAATCAGTGACTTCAAACATCACAACTGTGGCAATGAGAAGAGATCTGGGAGTTGTTTTAGACACTTTCGCAGAATATCAAATTTCTTTTGGAAATTCCTTTCATATTAAAAATATGAGTGGGTATAACATTAAAACTTCAGCATTTAGAATTGCCGGAGTTCAATCAAATGTGTATCTATCAGATGTACCTGATACAAATAGAGTAACAGGATCTTTGTTCTTGTTTACATTACCATCAGTAGGGTCACAATCACCAACTATTGTAAAACGTAATGTTGGAACAATTAATTATGTAAGTGGTACTGTTACTTTAAATCCAGTAAATGTTTTGGCTGGAAAGACTAAAGATGGTCAATCAGTTATTGAAATTGAAGCAACTCCAACTTCAAATGATGTTGTTGGATTACAGGATCTTTATTTGCAACTAGATATAAGTAACAGTAATTTTGAAACTGTTGTTGATGATATAGCATCTGGATTAGATCCATCTGCATCAAGTTACATTGTATCTTCCAGTTACTCAAACGGCAATTTAGTCCGTTCTGGGGGTCCAAATACAAATATTATAACTGGAAACAGAATTGGAGGTTCTTCTGCTTCTACTTCTAATGTAACCACTCAACAGGCAACTTCGTCAACATCCACATCTGGATCATCCTCATCGGGTTCAATCTCATACTAAGAAGATAAAATCATAACATGTCAGAAACTAGAGTTCAGTTTAATACTATCGTATCTAACCAACTTCCTACTTATGTGCAGGAAGATTATCCTCTTATATCTCAATTTTTAAAACAATATTATCTTGGGCAAGAGTATCAAGGTGGACCAGTTGACCTTATTCAAAATATTGACAGATATATTAAATTAGATAATACTACAAATTTAAATGAATCTGTAGTATTAAATGGTGATATTGAGTTTGATGCAGAAACTATAAATGTTGATATTTCAGGATCTCCATATGGAACTAATGGGTTTCCAGATTCTTATGGTCTTTTGCAGATAGATGATGAAGTAATTACATATACTGGAAAAACTGAGTTTTCTTTTACTGGATGTATTAGAGGATTTGTTGGAATCACTTCATATAGAAGTGAGTTGAATAAAGAAGAAGTAGTATTTAAAGAAACGGAATCTGACGATCATAAAGATCAATCTATTATTAAAAACTTAAGTTGTTTATTTTTAAAAGAGTTTTTATTAAAAACAAAACATCAATTAGTACCCGGATTTGAAGAAAGATCACTAACTCCAGGATTAGATCAAAATCTTTTTATAAAACAGTCAAAAGACTTTTATTTAAGTAAGGGTACAGATATATCTTTTGAAATTTTATTTAAAGCTTTATATAATGAAGATGTGCAGATAATCAAACCTAGAGATTTTCTAGTTGCACCTTCTGATGCTCAATATAGAATTGTCAATAGTTTAGTTGTAGAGGCAGTAGAAGGAGATCCTGTAAATTTAGAAAATGCAACATTATATCAAGATGAATATAAGTTTGGCAGTGGAATAGAAAAAGCATATGCTCCAATAACTGATGTTGAAAAAATATCAGTTGGATATGGACAAACTTTTTATAAAATTAGTTTTGATGGTGGATATAATAGAGATATTAATGTTAATGGAACTTTATATGGTAAATTTGCAGTAGAACCATCTACTAGAGTTATTGGAGGTATATCTACCAATTCATTATCAATTGATGTAGATTCTACTGTTGGATTTGGATCTACTGGAGAATTATATGTTAATTACAATGATACCACCACAGGAGTAGTGTCGTATACATCAAAATCTCTAACTCAATTTTTTGGGATTACAAATGTAACAGGAAACATATCTGATGCATCTACTGTAGGAGTTAATACTTTTGCATATGGTAGATCTAATTTAGATCAAGATGAAATTATTAGAGTCAGAATTAACTCTGTTCTAAGTGATGTTGAATTAATAGAAAATACTAGTAATTTGATAAAGGGTGGAATTGTTAATATTTCATCTCTTGGATGTTCTGAGAACAACTTTAAAACAAATAAGTGGTTTTATAATGTAGCACCTTTATATAAAGTAAGTGAATTGGAATTACTAGATTCCTCAGATAATACTTATAAAATAACTTTGAATGTTGAGCATAGTTTTAAGTCTGGAGATTCTGCTAAATTTATTACAAGTGCAGGTAATGAAAAAGACACCAATATATTTAATATAATTTCTAACAAATCTTTTATTGTCAGAGGTCAAGGATTTTTAGATTTAAATTTAACTTATAAAATAAAAAGAATTATTAAAAAAGGTGTATCTAACATTTTTAATAATATTTCATCTTATGCAACTGATGTTAGTAATGTATATAAAAATGGTGGAGATTATTTAATTGCATCTCCATCTATTCCAAATTACAATTCTCAACCACTAGATTTATCCACTAGAGAAGTTATTTTTTCCGGAACTTTTAGTGGAAGTGAGTTTGAAATTAGTCCAGGAAAGGAGCATGGATTATATACTGGAGATGCTGTTTATTATGCTGCAGAAATTGTTAGTGAAAATTATATTGATGATTCGGGGAGTTCCGCTACAAGAGAAGTAAGAGGAGTTGGACTTTTTGCTGATGGATTGTATTTTATAAAAAGAATTAATGGATTTAATGTAAGATTTGCAAAAAGTAGGAATGATATACTCAACTCAAACTTTTTATCTCTTTCTGAAGAAACTACAGTATCTAATAGTGCAATTAAACCATATGAATTTAATGAAAAAGAATTAGATTCTCAAAAATTACTTAGAAAAATTTCTAATCCAATTGATGATGGGTCTATTAATAAAACTAAATCTGGTTTTACCGGTATTTTAGTTAATGGAGTAGAAATTTTAAATTACAAATCAAAAGATGTAATTAAATATGGTAAAATAGAAAATATTGAAGTTCTTGCTAGAGGAACTAATATTGATGTTATAAATGCTCCCAACTTAATAATCAAAGACTCTGTTGGGTCTGGAGCAACAGGATATGTTGCAGTTTCTGGATCTTTTGAAGAAATTAAAATTATAGATCCTGGATTTGATTATGAAGAAACTCCCACTTTAAAAATTGTTGGTGGAAATGGGTCTGGGGCAATTGGCCAAGTTAACATGAAAAAAGTTAACCATAATGCAAATTTCTTTGCAGATGTATCATCAAATCAAGTTGTTATTGGTACAACATCAGTACAATCTAGGATTGGATTTTCTACATACCATAAATTCAAGAATGCAGAACAAGTAATTTATAAAACATCTGATCAAAGTGGAATTGTTGGTATAGTTACCAACTCATCATATTTTGTTTCTACTATTGATAATGTAACTGTTAGATTGCATAGAACCCAAGGAGATGCTATTTCTGGAATCAATACAGTATATTTGACATCATATGGTATTGGTAAGCATTCTTTACAATCTGTAGGCAAAAAATTAGTCGTCGATTCAATTAATATTAGTAATAGTGGATCTGGATACGAAAATAAAAAAAGAACAGCATCTGCTGAATCTGGGATCAGCACATCTTCAAATTTAATTAAAATTCAAAATCATGATTATAGGTCTGGAGAGACTATAAAGTATACCCATGTTGGAACTGTATCTTCTGGACTTTCTACAAACACTGAATATTATGTGACTAAGGTAGATGATAATTCATTCAATCTTTCTCAAATTGGTCCGGCATCTGATAGAGAATTTTATTATAGAACGAAACAATATATTGATATAACTTCTGTTGGAGTTGGAACTCATATATTCAATTATCCAGATATCTCAGTAAGTCTTATTGGTAAAGTTGGAATATCTTCTGTAGGATTAGAAACGTTTGAAGCAAAAATTCAACCAGTTGTTAGGGGTGAAATAACTTCAGTTCATCTTGAAAATACTGGTGTTGGGTACGGATCTTCTGATATTATTAATTTAGATTATCAACCAGCAATAACACTAGATTCTGGTATTAATGCACAAGTTCGACCAGTTCTAAGTAATGGAAAAATTGTTCAAGTTATTGTTTTAAATTCTGGTAGTAAGTATTTTTCAAATCCAGACCTTATTATTAATGGTAATGGTTCTGGATGTGTTCTCACACCGATTGTAGAGAATGGATCTTTGATATCTGTAAATGTTATAGAATCTGGTGGTGGATATTCTTCGGATAATACATCAATTGACGTAATTCCTTCAGGATCTACTCAAGTACTGCCAGAATTTAGGGCAAATATTAAATCTTGGAGAGTAAATCTATACCAAAAATACTCTTCATATTTTTCTAAAGATGATGGTATTATATCTGATGGTAATTATGGACTTCAATATTCCCATTTATATGCCCCAAGAGTATTAAGAGAATCTATTTTCTCTATAAGTCAAGATGGAGAAACTCTTTATGGAGAATCTGATTTAAAGAAAATTGATGGTATTGAAGAACTATCAGATGAACACTCTCCGATTATTGGATTTGCATATGATGGCAATCCAATTTATGGTCCATATGGATATAAAACAAAAACTGGTGGAATAATATCCCCAATGAAATCTGGATATAAACTAGATTTAAAAGATGGTAGACCATCGACTTCAATTTTTCCTGAAGGATTTTTTGTAGAAGATTACACTCATAGTGAAGTTTCTGATGATTCTGTACTTGATGTTAATAATGGAAGATTCTGCATAACACCCGATTATCCAGAGGGAACATATGCATATTTTATGACGATTAATAATGAATTCTCTTCAACTTCAGGAGTTTTTGAAAAATATAGAGAACCAGTGTTTCCATATATCATAGGAGAGAACTATCAATCTATTCCTAATGAATTTAATTTCAAATTAGGATCAAATCAAGATGGTTATGATGTTGAAACAAATGGATGGAAGAGAAATACTCAACCACTTAACTTAATTGAAGAAGATTCCGAATATCCATATTTGTACATTCCAAATAAATTCAATCAAACGTCTACAGTTTCAGCAACTACTCCAGGAAAAATTTCAAGTATTGGTATAGCAACTGGTGGTAGTGAATATAGAGTTAATGAGGAGTTGGTATTTAATAATGATGGGACAGGAGGAAATCATGTATCTGCAAAAATAAGCAGAGTAAAAGGAAAGTATGTAAGTAATATTAGTGTTGCATCAAGTATTATTGAAAATGTTGAATTTTATCCTGGAGAGAAAAGAGGCGAATATTTAATATTTGCTGATAATCCTCATAATTTTACAAACTTAGATACGATTTCAATTTCTGGATTGTCCACAACATCGTCTCAAATCGAAGGAACTTATAGCGCGGGAATTCAAACTAATCGATTAACTATAGCAGGAGTAGGAAGTACTGGTGTAGCTATAGGAACTGATGGAGTAACTGGTATTGTTACTTACTTTAGAGTTAATGGAAGTTTCACTTATCCCAACATTAGAGAAAATGATATTCTTAGTATTGGAACGGAGAAAGTTAAAGTATTGAATGTAGACGCCCTATCCTCTAGAATTAGAGTTTTGAGGGCAGTAGAGGGGACTACAGGTGCCTCTCACACCATTGGTAAGTACATCTACGAAGATCCAAGAAAAATTAAAATTAATGCAGGATTTAAAACTGATTATGCATATTCTGTAAACAAGCAAATTTATTTTGATCCAGCAAGT